TTTTGAAAGACTACTGAAGACTCAAACAGATGCAAAGATGTATGAAAATAGCCCAGAAGTAATGAAGGCAAAAACTGATGAAGCCTTAAGACTGATGAATGCAATTGGTGATCGTCAACAGAAATATGGTTGGCAGTCACAACTGGTTGGCTTTGCTTTAAATAAACTGCCAGACATGCTGTCTGCTGGGGCACGTAATCGTAATTACTACTTAGATCAACTAGTAAGTAAAGGTCCAGCAATTAGCCAAGCCGCTTCAAGTATGTATACAGGAGCAGGAACTGGTAATTACTTTGGCAGAGGAGTCTAGTAGCTGTAAAATATTAAGATGGCAGGCCTTAATTCCGCGCCCTCGTCTGTTGCCACTTCTTTCCTGAATCAGACCGCTGGAACCAATACTTCTCAGTTTTGGAATCCCAGCAATATGGCAAACACCTGGGGAATCCAAAACCCGACACCCACAACATCAACAGGAGGTAATATGGTTTTTCCATGGGCACCCTTAGCAACCGTAGCAGCTCCTCTAATCGGAGGTCTGTTCCAAGGCAATGCGCAGAATCAAAAGCGAGAAGGAGCTAAAGAAGCTGTTGGCTTGCAGAATGCCATGCAGCAAGACACGGCATTGGCTGGGTTTGGTGCACAGGAATTAACAAGAGATAATGATTGGCAGAGGCAACTAGCAGGTCAAATTGCGATGCTTGATTTAAGAAATAGTCCAGGTTACATCGCTGACATGTCGAGGCAAGCAGGCTTCGCTGGTTCTCTCGCTGGCCAATCACCGGCAACATTAGCTAGAGCAAATGCAATGTTTGGAGGTTTCGCATGATTTTTGGATTATTTGGTGGCAATAAACCTGCCGAAAGCCCTGAGCAATTAGGTTATGAACCTAATGAGGCTACACAGTACTTGATGGACTACCTTCAAAATGGTAGTAAATTTTCTAGCTCAAACGAAGCCTTTCGAGACAATTTAAACAGCACTTTAGGTACAGAACGTGGAGTTAATGTTGTAGGAGCAGCGTTTGCTCCGCAGATGAGCAGATACGGCAGTGAAGAAGAAATCAATTCTCTTTACAATGCTGCTCGCCTTGCAGGCGCTGCTGACAATCCTAACGAGCTACGTAACTTCACTTCACAATATCTTGCGATGACACCTGCTGGCCAAGCGCAAGACATGAGTCCTTATTACAATAACCAGTCTTACTTGGGAGCAACAGCTAGAGATGCAAAAGGTGAATACGTAGGGCAACGTGTATTTGGAAATAACGAAGAGATGTATACAAAAGCAAAGGACTTGATCGGGACTTCCACTGATTTAGCTCAAAATTATATTGCCAAACTAGGTGCTAAAGGAGGCTTTTCGTAATGACAAGAGTAGGAAAGAGAGAGTATCTAGATTGGGCTGGTGATCGCGAATGCGGTACAGAAGATAGAGCTCTTGAGGTAGCACGGCAAATTGGCATTTCAAATGTCAATAGCCAAAATGATGCCAATCAAATGAATGCTGAGTGTAGGAGGCAGAACAATGAAAACAATTCTCCTTCTCCTTCTCCTTCGCCAGAGCCAGAGCCTTTTGTAGACTCAGGCCCTACTTTTGTTGGTACTAATGCAGATGGGCAGGGCTTAACTGCCGCTGAGTTTGATTTGTACGCCCAACAAACAATGTTTGGGTTGCAGTCTGCACAGCAGTCGCAGATGCAAGATTCTATTAATTCTACTTCGCTAGCAATTCAGAATCTTGAAAATGAAGCTTCTGCTTATGCACAAGACTCAGAAACGGGTCGTAATGTTTACAGCGAAGATGCTGCTAGTTGGCGTACTGACATCAGTACTAAACGCCAGCAAGAATGGACTATGTATGATTCAGCGATGGATTATAAGGCGTCCGTTGATTCTCAAAAAATTAAAGGGGAATACGATGTTAGCCTTCGTAAAATCATGAATGCTGGCAATGAATCTGTAGCCAAAATTCAAGGCGAGTACAGTACAGCTAATACTCGTTTATCAGGTGAATATGATTTAGCAGGTGAGAAAGTTCGTGGTGCCGCTGCTCGTGATGTAGCGCAACGCAATAAAGAAGCAAGCATGTTTGGCAGTTTCTTAGGCGGCTTTTGGTCTTGATTTAAGATGTAGTATCAGTAGTATAATTAGTATAGTCAATTCGTTTATAGCATGTCTAACAACCCAGGCGAATCCAACCTCAATAAAAATGATGCCGCCGTTGACCTTAAGACTTTCCAATCACTTTTGGACAAGCTAGAAGGATCTAAGAAGCGCCAACAGCGTCAGAAATCAGTAGAAGGTCGTCGTGACATCTACAGCCAAGGTCTTGCTTCCATGATGAGCAACTTCTAAGGAGTGGATCCATGGTTGTAGGAGCACCTAAACCCCCAGCAGGACAAGTAGGAGTAACATCAGCTACGCCTAAAAATGTTGATGACACCTACGCAAATGACGATTGGTTTGATCTAGACCAATACAAAAAAGCTGCACAAGTTGCATACGATTTTTCCATTGGAAAGATGGAAAAAAGCGGTGACGAAGAACGTGAAACCATCGGGAAAGGAGCTTTTGAACAACGCAAGTCAGCGGACCAGCAGCAACAGTTCAGCGAAAAAGACGAAGCCAGGGATTACCGCCAGGCACAAAAGGGATATCGATTCTAATATCAATGTCAAAGTCTTTGAACATTGGTTAGATAATTTAGATAGCGCATCGAGAGAGTCTTTTTCTGCTTTTGCAGAAGAGACTTTTTCTCCTATCCAGGTTTATTTATACGCTAAATTCCTGGGGTATGAAAGCAGCATCATTGCTGTGGACCATTGGGTAGCAGCTGTATACCCAAAGCCTGATCATTATCGAGTGCTGCTGCATGAGATTAATGAGATGCAAGAAGACATCCGCAAACTCCGGGAAGACATTGAGAATACTGCAGTCAAGCGTGATGCTGGCGTAGCACGTATTGCTCAAATGCAGAAAGAGCTTCGAGGGACTATTGCCCAGGTTGATTCCTTTGTGTCATCTAAAGATAGAAAAGGATTATTGATGGCAGGAGCAGACCGAGCCTTACGTGAACTGGCTTCTGTGTTTAAAGATGATCCTATTGAAGGGCCTTTACAAGAAGCTTCAATGTCTGTATGGGCTAGAATTCAGTTTGAAGAATAGGTTTATTTAGTGGAAGAATCTGCTGGACCATCTGTAGAATCTTCGTTCACGCATAAGTCGATGAACAATATTTTGCAGACCTTAGATCGTAACCGCCGTTTAAGTCCTGGCTTCAATAACTTCCGCCCAGTGGATGAAACCCCACAGGGAGGTAACCCATATCCCGATCAACCCTTAGCAGGGAAGTATATGTAATGGCTAAGAAAAAAATGCCGCCTCAACTGGTGGAATATTACAAAAAGAAAACAGGCGGTAAGGACGGAGATGATGCTGAGAAATCAGCAGAGAAAGGATTGAAAGCTGCTAAGGCAGCTAAAAAACATAAAGATTGTAACTGCAAAGACAAGTAAGTTACTATTTAGTAACTACTAGGTCTGCTTGTGCCTTCTCATCTTCACTTAGCTTATCGGCGTAATGCAAAAGCTGCTGCAGCAAACCATCGCATACGCAAGAGTGATCAAGACGAGATTTACGAAAGAGCAAGAGAAGACTTTGGTTTTTTCTGTGAGTACGTAGCTGATAAAGCTCCAGCAGAACATCACAAGCACTGGAACCAACAGTTAGTTACAAACCAGAACAGCTCATGTCTAACAAAAATTGCTGGACCCAATATTGACCTATTGGGGCCGCGTGGATCAGCCAAGAGCACTGTCCTAGGTTTATATACTGCCTGGGCCATTGGTGTACATACCACAGCCAAAAAGCCCCTACAAATTCTTTACCTCAGTTATACAGTTGATATTGCAAGATCCAAATCTGCCACGATCAAACGGATCATCGAATCTAAAAAATATCAGAATGTATTCCCTACCGTTAAGCTGCTCAAAAACGTTACTAGCAACGAGTACTGGTCCATCGACCACAAGTTTGCTGGTATTGATACAACTGGTGAAGAACAGTTTACTTTATGTGCCGCTGGCCTTAAAGGATCGGTGACTTCAAAACGATCTCATCTTGTCATCATTGATGACCCTGTGAAATCTGCAGCAGATATTGGCAACCCAGACATCCGCAAGATGATGCAGGATAACTGGAATGCAGTGATTGCTCCCACGATGTTTGAAGGCGGCCGTGCGATATGCTTGGGGACACGATTCCGTCATGACGATATACATGCGACAACGTTCTGCCAACAGAACAATTGGATGCAGATCGTCCTATCAGCGATCTTAAATAACGAGGAGACAGGCGAAGAAGAGTCATACTGGCCGGACATGTGGTCACTAGAGTACCTAAAAGAAAAGAAAAGGCAAGCACCAATTGCATTCTCTTTCCAGTACATGAATCAAATTGTCAGACAGAATGAACTGTCCTTGGCACCTGAGTTACTGGTTAAAGCAGAGATTGCAACAGAATTTGATTGCCTTGGTATTGGTGTTGACTTGTCCGCTGGCATTAAAGAGAAGAACGATTACACCGTTATGGTCTTAGGAGGAAAAATTGGTAACAAGATTCATATCATTGACTATCGAAGAATTCGTGTCATGGGTAACCTAGAGAAACTTGATGCAATGAAAGAGCTTCTTAATGACTGGTCAATCGTTGGCCGTCAAGATGACGGCTTATACTTTCCTACTTTCTCTACATGTGACATCTGGTCTGAAGCAGTTCAGTATCAAGCATCACTAGAAGCAGATTTCAAACGTGTTTGTTTAGAGCAAGAAGATCTTTATAATCTTATTTGGCATCCAGTTAAAGGATTCCGTGCAGATAAGCTTGCACGTTTCAGAGGTATAATGGGTATGTTCGAAGACCACAAAATCATTTTTAATCGTTACCGTAATTTCACTACTATGTTCGAAGAGCTTACTAACTTTGGTGTTAGCTCTCATGACGACTGCGTGGATGCCTTGGTATGGCTTGTTAATGGTTTAATGAAACGAGGAAAACTCCAGGTAGATTATTAATGGAACATTTAGTAGCTGTTGTAATTGCTGGTATTACAGGAATTGGCTGGGGTACAGGCAAGCTCTTTGGTAGGCTTCGTACTCTAGAAGATCGTATTGATCGTCTCCCAATTGAGTACGTCTTAAAACAAGACTACATTCGGGAGATGCAACGAACGAATGATGAGTTCAGCGAAATCAACGTTAAGCTTGATAAACTTGTGGAAAAGATTTTGTCCAAATGAGCTACTACGTAGAATTGATGGAAGATAACAATGGTGATTTGGTTATGCAAATTCCTGAAGAAGTAATGGAAACCTTAGGTTGGGAACCAGGTCAGCTTCTTACTTGGGATTTAAAAGGGGATGGGATTATCTTGCAAAGATTAAATGGAGAAGGAGGTTATGAACCGGTAGAATAATTAAAAGCTTTATTAGATATGATTGGTGGATTAGCAGGAAGAGCACTTTCCACTATAGGCAACTCAGGGGGTTTAGCTTCTCAGTACCCACTTGGCCTTGCTGGTCAAATTGGTGGCCTTAATAATCAGATCTCTCCTCAAGCAGAAGGCGGTAATTTCTTTGGGAGCGGTACTTCTTTTGGGGTAGGTGGATTGGTAGGACAGCTGCTTCCTCCTATTGACCCTGCAAAGCATCGTGATGTAATGGGAAGAGAAAGAAAACGAGGGAGGATACAAGACTTAATTAACAATCCAGCAGCTACTCCAGGAGAGGTACGTAATGGCGAAGGGTTTTTAGGAACGACCCTTCCACGTTTAGCGCAAGGTTTACCTAATGGAGAGCAAGGACCATCACAAGGGCCTAACACTCCAGTAAAAAATTATCCAGGTATGGGCTACGGACCAGTTGGCCCAATGGGTGGCGGGTTACCTCCTACACCAATGGCTAGTATGTATGGCGGTCCTCAGATGGGACAAGCAATGCCTCAAATGGGACAAGTAGGTGGCTTACTTGGTAATGCCAATTTCTTTAATGATCCAATGACTATCAAACGCGTAAGCTGATGGCACAAGACGACTCAAAATATACCAAGCCAGGAGTTCGTGAACGGATTAAAAACCGTGTCATGAAAGGAACTAAAGGTGGTAAAGCCGGTCAGTGGTCTGCGCGTAAAGCACAGCTCGTAGCTTCCGAGTACAAGAAAGCTGGTGGCGGGTACAAAGGTGGAGAAGGAAAGAAGCAAAAATCTTTAAAGAAATGGGGCAAAGAGGATTGGCAGACCAAAGATCAATATGAAAAAGGTAGAAAAGCTGCTACTGCAGCTAAAAAAGCTAAGGACAAAAGATCATGAAACAAGCTAAAAAAGATTTACAGAAAATCTCCAAACAGTTAAAAGGCAGTGCCAAGATGCATGCCAGCCAAGCTAAAAAAATTGACAAGCTTGCCGGTAAATACATGGAGAAAAAATAATGGATTTAGCAGGTAAATTGATGGGCGGACTTAAATCTGTTGCAGGAGCAGGTTTAAATTTATTGCCAGACAGAATCAATTTGTTTGGTCGTTACTTGACAGGTGTCGGTAATTCTAATTTGCAATTAGATCGTTCTACTGAACAATCCTTAATCAATGCAACTGAAAAACCTCCTGTCTCTATGGGAATGGTACGTAGTTGGCCAGATCAAAGAACTGCAATAGAAGGTGATCTTTCTAAAAGCAAGATGGTAGAAAGCCCAGTGGTTGCAGCAGGCCCAGGCATTCCAACCTCTGGTCCAACGATGCCATATATGAGTGGTGATCAAGTAGCTTCTCAAACACTCGGACGCTTTAATGCAGAAGTGACTCCAACCACTGTTCGTGTTAAAGATACTTATGACATGGTCAATGAATCAGAAGATCCTGATTTAGTTAGCGGTCAATTCCAACCAGGCAAAGCGTATAGAACTTTGCAAGGAGCTTTTGATCCGACAAAAATTTATCATCCAAGGATTGATCAACTACAAGATATCAGCCATTTACTAAAACCTGAAGAAAAAGATTTTGGTGCTTACATGCGCGAGGTGGGTAAAGGCACAACAAGAAGTCCCTTAACAGATGTGGCTCGTGCTGCCATGTACGCATTACCTGTTCAATTTCAACCGTATGAAATTGATTACACGATTCAACGCTAACCATGGCAGACAAAGCAAT